GTTTATCCTGTTGTGTGGCACTGGGGTAGGATTCTCAGTTGAACGTCAGTATATACAGAAGCTGCCTGAAGTACCTGATCAGTTATTTGAGAGCGAAACTACTATTGTTGTTAAGGATAGCAAAGAAGGTTGGGCTAAAGCGTACCGACAATTATTAGCTTTGTTATGGTCTGGTGAAATACCTCAGTGGGATATAGGTCTTGTACGTCCTGCAGGTTCCAGACTAAAAACCTTTGGGGGTAGAGCCAGTGGTCCTGCACCTCTTGTTGAGTTGTTTAACTTTACTATTAAAACTTTCAAGAATGCACAAGGACGTAAGCTATCGTCTATTGAGTGTCACGATCTTATGTGTAAGGTTGGTGAGGTAGTTGTAGTTGGTGGTGTCCGTAGGTCAGCAATGATTAGTTTGTCTAACTTGTCAGATGATAGGATGCGACACGCTAAATCAGGTGATTGGTGGACTAATAATCCTCAACGTGCTCTAGCTAACAACTCAGTGTCTTATACAGAGAAGCCTGATAGCTTGTCATTCATGCGTGAGTGGATGGCTTTGGTTGAATCAGGCAGTGGTGAGAGAGGTGTCTTTAACAGAGAAGCATCAAAGAAACAAGCTAAAAAATATGGTAGACGTGACCCTAACTTTGAGTTTGGTACTAACCCCTGCAGTGAAATAATACTAAGGCCATACCAGTTCTGTAACTTAACAGAGGTTGTGGTAAGAGCCACGGATAACTTTGGTGACTTGGCACGTAAGGTTAAGATAGCTACAACACTAGGTACTATACAATCTACTTACACTAAGTTCCCATACCTTCGTAAGATATGGAAGGACAACACTGAAGAAGAGCGTCTGTTGGGTGTATCTCTAACAGGCATAATGGATAACCCTTTATTGACGAGTAAACAAAATGGACTATCAAAGAATCTCGAAAGCCTTAGACAGGTTGCAGAAAATACAAATCGTACTCTGGCTAATAATCTTGATATTAATCCTTCAACTGCCATCACGTGTGTCAAACCATCAGGAACAGTCAGTCAACTGGTTGACAGTGCCTCAGGTATCCACGCACGTCATTCCAGACAATACATAAGAACTGTACGAGGTGACAACAAAGACCCACTAACACAGTTCATGAAGGATCAAGGCATACCTAGCCAACCTTGTGTAATGAAACCTGAGCAGACTACAGTGTTCAGCTTTCCTATCAAGTCTCCTACCAACGCAATAGTTACTGAGGATATGTCAGCTATTGATCAGCTAGAGATGTGGTTAATGTATCAGAGACATTGGTGTGAACACAAGCCTAGTGTAACTATCAACGTCAAGAAGGACGAATGGTTTGAGGTTGGTGCGTTTGTTTACAAACACTTTGATGAAATGTCAGGTGTATCTTTCCTACCTTACAACGAACACACCTATCAACAAGCACCTTATCAGGACATAACCAAGAGAGAATATGCGACATTATTGTCACTAATGCCAGAGAAAATAGACTGGTCACTCTTGACAGAATATGAAAAAGAGGATAGTACTAACTCAAGTCAGACGTTTGCTTGCACTGGTGATGTCTGTGAAGTAGTAGATATAGGGGTTTAGTATGAAGGATGAAGATGACTTTACCATTAAAGATATGGTTGATGATTTAGATGAAGACTTTGCAGAGATAGAAAGAATGGCTATAGAAGATCTAGTAAATAAGCCACCCCACTACGGAGATGGCAATATAGAGTGTATAGATTATATGAAGGACAACATGGACACTATGATGTTCATGGGATATCTAGAAGGTAACTGTAAGAAATACTTACATAGGTATAGATACAAGGGTAAACCACTAGAAGACCTGAAGAAAGCTAAGTGGTACTTAGACAGGTTGATTCAGGAGATGGAAGGAAACTAAATGTTTACTGCTATAATTCTAGCGTGTAATGTAACAGCAACAGATTGTAGAAGCTTTGGAACACCTAGAGTTTTTAGAACAGAGAAAGAATGTCTTGTGTCTTTAGAAGACGGTAAGAATCAAATAGCTGCACAAGGTTGGATGGTTATGGATTCTCATTGTCACAAGTGGGGTGCTAAGGTATAAAAAAGGGGAGCTACTTAGGCTCCCTTATTTTTTTCTTTTCTTTCCTGATGCTGTTGTGGACCAAGATACTCTCTTCGGTCCTTTCTTTTTGGCAGCTTCCTTCTTGGAGATTCTTCCTGCCACCGACTTCGGGCGACAGGCTGGATACGGACGCTTGCTTCCCTTAGCTTTCTTACGTCCACAAGGTTTGCCAGTCTTAACATCAACCCACTCCTCAGCGAACCACTTACCTAAGCCACCTTTCTTAGCCATGTCTACGCTTTCCTTACTCTATTGTCTGCGCCTTTCCATTTACCGCCTTTAGACTTATACCATTTAGCAGCCCAAGCATTTGCGTATGCTGACGGGTAGACTTTAAACTTTTTCTTTGCTGCTGCTTTAGCTCTTGACCAGAGAGCAGGATTAGTTGGTACTGATTTAGCCATTACTTAACCTCTTTTGACATCCAGATACCGAAAGCACCTGTTGCTGCACCCATGACTACTGACACTAGACCTGCTTGTTGGACACTAGGATCAGGTAAGTTCATGAACCACTCCACTACTCTCCAACTCATTAAAGTGAAGACTAACATCATAGCTCTAGGCCACACTTTCCATTCGTCTAGTATTGTAACCATTATAAATCTACCCAACCCATAGCGACTAGTAAACCTAGTGCCCCACCACATAACAATAAGAATATTACTACAGCAATAAAAGCTAACTCAGCGTTCTCTTTCATACGTTCAGCTTCTAGTCTTGCTTGTCTTTCTGCTTCTTTTCTTTCCGCAGCAACTTCCCTACGAAGTTTGAGTAACTCCTGATAAGCAGAATAACCAAGGTTGTTAACAATGAACTCTCTCAATTCTTCTTCAGCCTGTTTAGCCTGTTGACGTTTCATGAACGTGTCCAGAGCTTCTTCATTTGAGCTACTAAAAGGGCTTAGTTTCTTCTTTTCGTGGGCTTTCTTTGCACTATCTACACTGTCAAAGAAACCTGCTAGTTCTTTAGACATGGATGCTATTGTTTTACCTGCTGAGATGCCACCCTTGACCATAGCAAGCGCAGTAAGAGGATCAACCATAGCTAGTGCCTCGGATCAAGAATGTCTTTGTGGTCTCTATCCATAAACTTTATCGTGTTCTCTAGTATGGAAACACGCTGTTGTAATTCCATTATAGACATCATATGTTTTGCTTGAGTATTAGCTTCTTCCCACAATAACTCTGTATCATCCCACAGTTCTTTTATATCGTCAGCGTTTTCTTCAATGTCTCTAATCATATTTACTTTGTCTGCCGCCCTGTTCTCTGCTGTAAGAACTGACACAGTTTCTTGTAAACTCTCAATAGTAGCTGCCTGTTGACTTACCCACCAGACACCACCAGCTAATTGTGCAGCCATAGCTAACACTAAGGCCAAAGGCAGTTTCATGTTCTCCATTATTTATCCCTCAGTGCTTGCTCTATGCTGTCAAGCTTATTAAATATTTGTTTGATTGTATCTTTTATTTCTTTCATCTCTCTGTCATATGAAAGCTTTGCTGTTTCTATTTGATTTTTTAGTACAGCTATATCAGTCTCATGTTTAGTACTTTTGTTAAACAAATGCCATCCTAGGAGAGCCATAGGCAAAACTAACCACTGCATTATAAGATCAATCATCTCGTACATCTACATCACCACTTCTTGCATGACCAGTATCTTGCAGTCATTTTATCTTTAGCTGTATCACACTTATGTCTTGCACGAAAAGATTTTCTACGTTTAGGGTTACTCTTCTTGATTGTCATGTTGGCATCACCGAACCTTATGATCTTTTCTTTACCACCCTGACAAGCCTTGACAACAAACTTCTTACCGCCAGAGACCTGACGCTTAGGACTGTTGCACTTCATTTTTGATTTGTCTATCTTAGCCACGATACCTACCTAAAGTTATAGTTTTCAAGAAGCCTCTCCATATTTCTATTGGAGATGGTAGCATCCAACCTAGTACCATGAGCAGTATCATCCACATAGGTATGTCTTGGTTCAGAACTTTTACGTTTCCTGCATCACCGTCAATGCTGAAGTTACCTGATGATTGGTTGACGTTTACGTTCTCACCTGATATGTCTCTGCTCTGGTCAATAGCTGACTGGTTATTCTCTTTGCCTACTTGAGTGTTGGCATTGACAGTAGTGCCATCACCACCGCCTCCACCACCGAAGCTGCTCATAAATGCTAGAGGTGACAGACAGCCACCTAGAAATAGTACGAGTGTTAGTGCTAGTGCTAGT